GACAATTACAAAAAGACCCCCTGTGTCAGTCGTAACTGCCTATATAGGAACAGGGGGATTGATAACTAAATTATATCATTATTTCTCTGAATTATCAATTTTAGAGTTATTTCCTACAGTTTGTTTGTAAATTTGATGCACACCAACAGCACCCACTCCAAGCGTAATAGCTGTTGCATCTTTAAATAGGATAATTCCTATCAGTCCTCCTAACACTCCTAGAAAGTTAGGTATCATTTCATTAGGGAAGAATTTCGACTCTTTTAAAAACTTCCCTAACATTCCTAAAAGCGTTACTATTAAGAATACTAACGCGGGTTGTAATCCTTGTAATTGTTCCATTTGTTTATCCTCCTTAATTATTCTCTGATTTTAATTGATTTACAATTTCTGTTACAAGTGTTCTCAAGTCGTTTTTTGCAACAAATCTAGAATTAAACTCATATTCCTTGTTTCTTAACTCATTATCTACCGCGGAATTTACCATGAAATTAAATTCATTACGTAAGTTCGTATCATCATACGGTGCTGGTAATTCTGTGCGTTTAACGTAATCGTTTAATTCGTTTTTGGTTGCTAAATATGAGTCTATATCATCATAATTTCTAAGTTTATATTCAAGGTCATCTACTCTCTTTTGAAGAGAATTTACACTATTTTTAAGTTCAATACCTAGTGAGTTGTCGTAACCAACCTTATTTTCAAGCACTTCTACACGTTCTTTTAAAGGTGTATCATTGTAAGGTGTTGTTAAATAATTCTTGCTTTCTAACTCTTCTTTTGTAACCGCCTTAGCTAACTCTTCTTTTGTTGCTAGATTAGAAGTATCAATGTTACTTCCAGCACTTTCAGTTCCACCTACTTCTCTTATGATAGCTTTTAGTTCCTCTTTTGGTACTACTTCAGAGAAGTTTTTGTTAGATAGGAATAGTACTTTCCTATCTTCTCCTCCTGCATACATTAAATCATACAAATGATAATCGTCAGGTATTGAGTTAGCAACTGTAAACATTGCTGTTTGAAAATCGACAAATTTTTCTTTGTTTATGTCACCTTTGAAGATATCAGCTGATGTGCGTGAGGCATTAGAATAAATAGTACCTCCACGTCCATCCACATTACCTACTCCATATCCCTCCTCACCTTTAAGATGTTCTGTTATCGTATTTTCTTCATATACTTTGTACAGAGGATCTCGGTTAATCACTTCAAAAATATTATCTTCTTTTTCCTTTAATTCCTCTTTAGTTACAAAATTAGAAGTATCAACACTACCACCAGTTGTTGGTTTATTCTCCAATGCTGTAATACGTTCATTTAATGGAGTATCATTGTATGGTTGCGGTATTTCAGATTTTAGAGCGTACGGTGTTAAATCTTGATGTTCAGTTAGATATCCTTTACTGTTTAATTTCTCATCAGTAACAAAAACAGAAGTATCAACAACAGGCTTACTTTCAAGTTCAGTAAGTCTGTTTTTTACTTCTGTATCGTCATATTTAGTATCTTTATCTTCTTTAGCTTCTAACACATCTAATCTATCTCTAATAGGTTTATCATCATAAGTTCCACCTTCAATAGCTCTGCTTTCTAAAGCCATTACACGCTCTTTAAGAGGTGTGTCGTCATAAACGGTGTCTTTATCCGTTTTTTGCTCTAGCACCTCAACACGTACTTTTAAATCGCTATCGTTGTATAGTTCTGACTTCTTAGCATATTCAGATAAATCTTGATGTGTTGTTAGATATCCTTTACTCTCTAATTCATTTCTAGTAACTAAATGTGAAGTGTCAACTGTTGCTTGACTGTTCCTAACCTCGTTTAATTCATCCTTAGTAGCTAGATTACTTACATCTGAAATGTAATGTCTGTTCTCTAGTTCCTCTTTAGTCACAAGGTTGTCAGCTAATGGTTGACTACCACTAACGTTAGCTAATTCTTGTTTAGTAGCATAGTTTGATAAATCTACAGGGGCTTTATTCTCAAGCGTTGTAAGTCGTTCTTTGACTTCACTATCATCATATACTGTATCTTTATCAGTTTTTAATTCTAATGCTAGTACTCTATTTTTTACTAATTCAAAATTAGTATTATCCACGGCATCAGTTTTTTTAACAAATAATTCTTCAGCCTTAACCTCTGTTAGTAGTCCTTCTGTTGCTATTCCACCAATATTTTTTAACGCTTCTTTTAATTCATCCTTTGTCACAACGTCTAATCTATCAACGATTACAGTATTGTTGATAAAACGTTCTTTGACTTCATAACGACTCATTTTATCAATTTCAGATACTTTTACTTTGAATTTAAATCTGAATGTGTCAGAAGTTCGTTGTTCTTCATCAAAGTAAAGATAACAAATAACCGTTTCATTTTGAGTAATTAAAGTAGTGTCAAACGTTACTTTTACTTTGTTACCTTCTACCGTTCCAGTAGTTTTCCAGATTTTATTACTTTCTGTAAATTTGAATAAAGCTGTAACTTGTTCAGTCGTTAGTGTTTCATTTAATATCTCAAACTCAAATGATCCGTTATTTTTATCATGAGAATATAATTCTGAATAACTATCTTCAGTTTTTCTTTCTCTTGTAGTGTTGTTAAATTCTAATTTAATTAATTTTTTCATTTCTTATTCCTTTCCGTCCAGTTCATCTCGTAGTTTCTCAAGTCTTTTTCTAATACCAGTTGGAAATGGTACTCCTAAAGCACTTAGATTTTCGATTAAACTTAGACAATAACTTAATGTAAAAAATAACAAGAAAGCTGTTGCTATCTCGTTAAAACCTAAATATAGTAGATATGGATATACAGTTATACACATCACACATACAATGATATGTTCAATCAGTCCACGTCTATTTATTGTTGAATTTAGTGTCTTTGTGACGAAAGCTTTGGCTATACCTGTTAGCACATCAAAAAATACAACAAGAGTAAAAGCATGAATGTATACATCTTGTACTAAATGGTAATAGCGTTCGGCTAGTTCTGGTAATGTAATTTCCATTAATCAAACTCCTTTCTTTGCAAAATAAAAGAGGGCTTTAAGCCCCCTCTTAAAATTATTGTTTGTCTTCTTCAACTACTTCAGCTAATCCCATTTTGTCAAGTTCAGCTTTTACTAGTTTGCGAAGTTTTTTGTTCTTGATTTCTTCTAATGTCATTAGTCCATCAAGAATAGTTACTGCTAAATATTTAACTATCATAGTATTACCTCCTTTCATGATTTCTAAAAATATCATGCTAGACAGTTTCAGCTTCTCGAGAACCGCTGTTACTTTCTTTTTCATCTTCATCATCCTCCTTAGCTGGATATGTGATATTTAAGTGAGTTGCTAAAAATTGTAATTTAGCATCAATATCTTCAAAATTGCTTTCCCATTCAAACTCTTTAACAACGCTTTGTGCTAGCATCTTACGTGTTGTGTCAAGTGTTTCTGTTGACTCTTTCAACGCTTTTTCCATTGCTGTGAATTTTTCATTCTCAGCCTTATTTGGATAGGTGTCTTCATAGAACTGATCAAGTGCCAGTTGTACTATTTCATCTTCTGACTTGCTTAAATGGTCTCCCTTAAGCGTGGTTTCAATCACCGTTCCACCGTTTGTACTAAATATACTAACGATGGTTGTCAGCACTCCTCCGTTGCTGTCATAAGTGGCACGTGCATAGTTTTTTTTATAAGTTGCCATTGATTTTATCCTCCAGTTTAGTTAGTCTTTCATTCATTTCATTAAGTTGTGATTTTAGTTGTTGATTTTCGGCTGAGAGTTCTTGTATAGCTTTCAATGATATATTTAGCAATCTGAATTCATCCAACGCTAAAGCATTAGGATTTTTATACACTAAATCTTCCTGTATCTCTTGCACTTCTTGTGCAATTAAACCTATTTTAGTGTGAGGCTTTCTATATCCAAATTTATCAGCTTTCCAGTCAAATGAGTGGAAAGTAAATTTATTGATTACATCAAGTCCACTATGATTAGAGATAGTAATATTTTCTTTTAATTTAATATCAGACTCCATGTTAGCAACGTTTACACCATACGTTGAATTAGAACCTGTACCATCGTTTACCCATAGTTGAGTAGGACCACCACCTGATTTTAAATATATACTTCTAACTGGATATAAACCACCTGCATATCCATCTGCATACGTTGGGTTATTATATGAAACGTTAGTCATTACAGCTACTCCCATTCGCGATTTTAAACTTCCGCTTTTAGGTCTTGAATTAATTTTAAAAGCCCCTCGTATTTCACCAAAAACGGTCAAAGCTGTTTCATCTGGAGTATATAATGGGGTGTTTGGGTTTCTCACATCATTCACACGATATATATTTAACCCTTGATTGAATTCACCTTCTGTTTTACCCCTTAGCTGCATTCCTACTCCACTGCTACCATTCCAGTCATGAGGTGCACTAATTCTTAAGTTATTTCCTTGAGAATCTAAAAATCCGCTTTTACCAACCTCAAACTTACTTCCAGTAAAAGTCTTACCGTGGATATTATCAGCCAAAACCTCACCTCTGATTTTAACAATACCTTGATTTTGACCTTGTTCATTCTTCTCCACACTAGCATTAATAGATGCTATTACTTCATCCTTACTAACTTTTAAATCAATCTCATCTTTAGTTTGTTTAATTGAGCTTTCAAGCTTACTTACTTCTTTGTTCTTAGCATAGCCTAAAGTAACGTCGTATATTTCAACGTTAGAAATTTTAGTATTCCCGACTTGTATCATTCTTATATATATTCTGTCATCGGTTGTATTATCATTAATAGTGAATGTAAATTCATTATCTTTAGTTTTAAAAACTTGTGTTAAGTTTTCTTGATTATAGCCAATTCGATTATAAATATCCCATCTATCACCATTAGAAAATCCGGAAGCGTCAAATTTAACAGTATAAACATTTCCGTTTATTTTATTTTTAATTAAATTCAGATGAATAAATTTATCACCACTATCAGTAGCAGAACTACTATATAAGTTTTCTCGTTCATCATCCTTCTTAACCCTAAAATCACCCTTGTAAATTCTTACATTCTTAACCTTAGTATTAGCTCCCAACGGATATAAATTAATTTTAGTTTGATTAGATGGATATTTAACAATCCAATAATTCAACCCATTTTGAATTAATTTCTCATCTCCACCATCGCTGGCACTGTATATTTTAGCTTTTTGATTAGCTGGCACATTGTCCAAGTCAGCTAAAATAGTGTAAAACTCATTAGCTTGCAAGTTTTCTTTTGTGTTGAAATATAAATCGTTCCCTGTTTTCTCAACATCTTCACTATTAAGGTTATTTTTGAAATAAGATTTAGAGAAGACTTTAGTATCAATCTCACCTACAACGGAAGTAAATCCTTCTAGTGTGCTTTCAAAAGTTTTGTATTTCTTAACAGTCTCATTAATCAACCTTACATCTGGCACGTTGTCCAGCCTTGCGTTAGCAACTGTATTTAAATTTTTGTAAGTTACTAGAGCAATTAATTCTAACGCTATAGGATAAGGCTGTTCCTTGTTCCCCCAGCTTACGTTGGTTAAAAATCCTGTATTGTCGACTTTTGCATCCCAAAAATTACTCCACGTATTTTGAATGCCACCCTTGAATTTTACCCGAGCATTAAATCCATCAGTTATCTTCTGGCCATCGTAAAACACATCTAAATAAGCTTTAACGTCGTTCGTTACGTTATTTAAGTAGCCACCTTCTAGCCTTAGGTTAGCTGTAAGTGTGTGACCATCTGTCCCGTTACGTCCATTCTCACCTTTAATTTTTACCCATTTATAACGTCGATAATCGTTACTGTCATTAATTTCAAAATCAGTGTAAGTCCCGATGTACTCCTTGCCGTTACTATTAGTGGTACTAAAATCACGATCACCTGTCGCACTATTAGCATAAGCCGTGTGTAAATAGCTAGTTCTACCATCTGAACCTCTAGCACCAGGCACACCTTGTTGACCATCTTCACCCTTAATCTTACTCCAAGTGTAAGCTGACGGTGTTGTTGGAGCTGTAGCACTAGTACCCGTGTATATTCCTATATACTTAAGGTTTGAGTTATCACTCATTGGTGACCCATTGGCGTTGTCGCTATACTTACGGTAGATGTAACTACTTACGCCGTTACGTCCATCTTCACCTTTGATTTTAACCCATTTGTATTTTCTATAATCAGTACTGTCAGCAACCTCAAAGTCGCTGTAAGTACCGATATATAGTTTATCGTTACTATTCGTTGTGCTAAAATCTCTGTCTCCAGTAGGACTATTAGCATAAGCTGTATGAAAATAAGGTGTACGACCATCAGCACCTTTTACTCCAGGTACACCGTTTGCTCCATCTTCACCTTTGATTTTCGACCATAAATAGCTACTTGCTGTTGTTGGTGGTGTTGGGCTTGTCCCAGTGTAAATACCGATGTATTTCAAGTTAGAGTTATCACTCATATTAGCACCGTTTGATGAGTCACTATATTTTCTGTGAATATAATTACTTACACCGTCACGACCTCGTAAGTCTTCGTAAGCAGGCGACCATTCTGTTGCTACATTACCTTTTTCAAGTTTAGGTAAACGTACATAAACTTTATCTCCGGGTGAACATGTCCCTATCATTTGATAAAATACAAAAGCGTAGTGTTGTGTATATCTATTTGTAAATGTGTGTGATATTCTTTGCCAATTAGTAGTTAAATCTACTCTTCCTTTAAAACCGTTAGTTTCTTGTCCCACATTGTTAAAAGAAATATTTTTACTCGCCTTAACATCCACACTCCATGTCAATACTTCATTCTGAAAATTATCTTTCAAAATTGGCATAATTTGAGTCCAAATACCAGTACCTTCAGTAGCTCTAACTTTAGTAAAGACTAAGGTTCCGTTTTCAACTGTTTTCTCCCAGTTTGTTCCACCTGAATTTATGTTAGTTAATTTATCGCTACCAGTTATATAGTTTCTATTTATAGACTTACCATCCACACCGTCTCTACCGTCTTCCCCCTTAACCTTAAACCACTTATAGGAAGTCTTATCAGTCGGTTGTGCTGGAGATGTAGTCCTTGCAACTCCCATGTATTTCTTAGGTTCACGACCGAAATTACTACCATCAGCATTATCTGAATACACGATGTGAGTATATTTATCATTTGTAATTGATGTTTGCTGTAAGTCAAACCATTCAAAATCACTTGCTGCTGGTGTACCTTCTTTAAATACATAACCGAAATAACGGTATTTATGGTACTGTGCTGGTTCATTTGTCGGATAGTCAGTATATCTCTTATCACCTTCATATATCGTAAACCAGTCAATCTGAATTCCTGTCCAATCTTCATCTTCCGGAACTAACACAAACTTAAACAGAACGTCATCAACATCATTTGTGGTTGTGAATGTGATTGACTTAGTTTCTAACCCCCTAAATTCTAACTGACCCCAGTTATATTGAGCATTAGTCCTATTATTTCTAAAATAAGCCCACAACTTATTACTATTTCCCTTAGCTCGTGCCGTTAGCGTGTATTTTGTATTAGGTTTAAAACTTAAAAACATATTAGCTTGCCATATATCGCTAATATCATTGTCGTTAACAATATTCACACGTGGTCTGTTTTTAGCGAATAACTTAGCATTTTCATCTGGTTCAACAAGCGTAAAATCAAGTCCGTTTAAGCTGTTAGAATAAGCCTTGTATAGCTTACCGTCTACCTTAATCTTAGTCCAACTATACTCACTAGCGTTAGTTGGTGCTTGTTGTTTATCTCCAGTATAAATCCCTATATATTTAAGTGTTGAGTTGTCACTCATGTTACGACCGTCAGCATAATCACTGTATTTTTTGTGTAAATAAGAACTCTTTCCTTTAAGCTCTTCTTTAGTAGGTAAGTTTTTCTTAACCTCTCCTACTATTTCTTGCACCTTGCCATTTACGACTGTTTTTACCGCATCATTAATGGCGCTTTGTTCCATATGAAATTCCCCTGTGTCCAAGTCCCAGTAACTGCGACCATCAGCAGATTGAATACGACCCGCTCTTAACACACCTGTATTAATCAAATCAAGCGTTGCACCTCTTCCATCAAGGAATGTTTTCCAGTTCCATTCTCCTGTAGGTTTCTTACTGTTAGCTATCGCTATTTTACCAGCTCCCATATAAACTACTTTAGTTGGGTTTTGATCAATGGGTTTATCAAAAGAATAGTAACCAGCAGGTACTTTATATTCATTATCGGCTTTTAAATCATAGTTATAACCATCTTCATTAATTAACTTATCAGATAATCTTTCACGTATCTTATCAAGCCAATAAACTGTGTCATCTTGAAAGTTCTTCATCTCTTTAGCTAATTCAATAGTTCTACTGAACGGAGATGTATTAACCTTATCACCTATTCCAAATTCAGATAGTTTATTGTTAACTAAATTTCTTTTAACCTTAAATACTCTTGTCTTATACTTAATACCTAATTTAGGATTAAATATTCCAACAGTATCTCCTAATTCAAGATTACCAACATTTAAACCTTTTGCACTATACTCTACTTGCATCCTACTATTTTTTTCAAGCCATTCATAAGAAAGCCTTAATAGTTTTTCTTTATCCGTTTCATCTTGAAATTCAACAATTTTAATACGTGGTTTAGTACCTTTTTCAAAGCCATATAATTTAGTCATAGCTGGTATTTCTACGTATTCTTGACCTACAGGTTTATCAACTGGCTGACCACTTGTTCTTCTCCATTCAACATCTTTAAATGATATTCTACGACCATATCCACCTGTGTCAGTTTCTTCACCTTTACCACGTCCCACAACGGCTGTATAAATAGCACCTTGTGACTTCTTCTCGCTAACTGTTAGTAAGTCTCTACCGTGAACGAATACTTTTCCGTTTCTTCCACCTAATCTAGTGAAAACATCTAAATATCTACCTGTGATTTTACCTCGACTAAATTCTAATCGTGGCTTAATCTCAATCTGTGTAGCTTCAATTAACTTACTTATTGCCTCTTTTCGTGTCACATAGTAGAAATTCCCTGTATATCTTCGTTGAATGTTAACTGTTCCTAGTTGCCAACGTGACCCATCTAATATAGTTGTCAGTACTCCTACTAATTCTCTGTTAGTTGGTCTGAAATCTTTCACGTATCCGTCACTTTCCATATCGTCAAAGAAAGTATGAACACCAACTATTTTCACAGCAGTAGTGCTAGTTTTTGTTACATGATCTATTTTATACAGATGGAATATTCTATTGTCAGAATAATCTTTATGTCCTATATAAGAGGCTTTCTCAATTAATTCAGAATACACCACAGTACATTCTATAGTTTGAATTTTATTTATTTCTTCGTTCTGAATACCTTCTAACGGACTTACTGTTCCTATTAGCTTTTCATCGTTGTTAAACAGAAATAATTTCATTAATACATCCTCTCTTTCGTATAAATTTCTAATACTCGACTGTTGCTGCAAGTAATTACATCACCTTGTTTAACTGTAAAATCAAAGTCACTTTCTACAAAATCAATTAATTCACTTCTTACCATTGCATTTAATTTCAACGGATAATCTTTATTCAAATCAATCTCAAGCACATCACCAACGGCAAACGAATTATGATTAATTATTATTTTTTTAGTAGTGGTTTGATTTTTAATGATAATCTTATCGCTAACGCTATTTACAATTACCTTAATCAGTTCTGGTGTAAATTCATTTCTGTTGTTAGGTAGTTTAGTAATAGTAACGTTGTTTACTCCTGTATCTTTATCAACCACTTTGTATTTGTACGGATCTAAACACAGGAATGTGAAGGTTGATACAACACTGTTTGATGTTTCTTCTATGTCATCTACACTTTCTAAAATAGCATTAAAATAATAATCTGGTTCATCTGTAAATTTTAATATTTTAGATTCATCTGAATGTAACAACATATTTAATTTATTAAAATTATCTCTGTAATTACTATTCGTATTTTCAAGCAGATATTTAACAACAATAGGTCTAGAATCTAGAGTGCTTGATGTTAAAAATTCACCATCAGCCCCAGGTACTTTACGTTTTTCATTCTTACGACCTATTAACGTTCTTCCTTCAACATTAATCGTTTTGAAGCCTGGAATAGTATCGTCTAATACAACTCCATTGAATATTGTTTTAAGAGAGGTAGGAACAATCCCCACCTCTCCTGGTTTTATAAAATCATACATATATTAACTCCTTACATTCCATATGTTTCATCTAATTGAATAATTTGAGAATTTAGATTATTAACATCTTCAACAAATTGTCTAAATGTATTATTCCCTAATTGTAAACTTAGGTACATTGGACGTTTTGAAAAGTCATATTCTTGTTTAACTTCACCAGAGATAATATCGTGTCTATTAATTCCTATGCTATTAATATCACTCTTCAAGCTTACAGGTGTAATTGCATAATTAATTGAATCAGCAACTTTGTTCGCCATGTTACCTGCATAATTGATCGCTTTACCTGCTGTATCTTTCATACCTTCAACCATACCCATTGGCACCCAACGTGTGATTTTTGCGACAACCCTTGATGGTGAATGAATTTGTAAAGCACTTCTTATCGCGCTTGCTGCTGAATTAGCTATCGATTGCGCAGTTGCCATTACTGATCCTCTTCGACTTTCCATTCCAGAGATAAATCCATCCATTAAATAGCCACCTGCACCAGAGAATTCACCATAAAACGATTTTAAAGTGTTTAAAGATTGTTCACCTATATTTCTTACAGTGTTAACAATATTCTCACCACTTTGTTTTGTTTTATTCTCTAATTGTTGTAAGCCTTCTGAAGCGGTATTATTTACGCTATTCATCGCGTTTTTAAACGTGTTCTCAATTTGCTGTGTAGCACTTTGAATATTGCTTGTAATGCTGCTAAAACTACTATTAATACTTTGTTGTACATTTGACATAGCTTGTTGAATATTACTAGCAACTGCACTAAAGCTTTGACTAGTTGCTGATTTAATATTTTCACAACCTTGATTTACTGTTTGAACAACACTTTGCATAGCGCTTTGAATTTGACTTTCCATGTTCTTGAAGTTTTGTAAAACTCCTTGAACTAAATTTCCAGTCTGTGTATTAGCTGTTTGTGCAACATTTTGCCATGTTTGAGAGTTTAAAGTATTAATGTTATTTAAGCTAGTTTGAGCTTGTGCATTAACTTGAGATAGGTTCCCACCTACCACACCTGGCATTATTCCTGTTTGTGTACTTGCTGCACTATTAACAGCTCCAAATTGCGTGTTAGCTGTGCTAGCTAATTGAGTTAACTGTTGACTAGCCAAAGTATTCATATTACTTAAATTAGTGAATGCATTTTGTGAAGCTAAACTTGTATTAGTTGTTGCTGAAGTATTCAACGCTGCCATATTCAATTCAGCATTACCAGATAATTGAGCTAATTGTTGACTTGATAAAGTATTCATATTAGTCATATTGGTAATAGCGTTTTGTGAAGCCAAGCTTGTATTGGTCATAATAGAATTAGCTGCATTTGTTGAATGAAGTTGAGCGTTCATATCTAAATTAGATAATGAAAGCCCCAGATTATCAAGTCCTAATCCCGCGTTAGTTCCAGCTGCACTAATACGTTGTCCGTTTTGTTCCATTGCTGTTGCTGCACTGTTAGAGGCTGTTTGTGCTTTTTGATTCATAGTATCCATAGAAGCACTTACTTTATTGCTAGATTCTTCTGATTTTAAACCTAACCATTCTAAAGCTTTACCTACTTTGTCAGCAACCCATTTAAACGCGTCACCTACAGCATTAAACACCTTATCAACTAAATTTCTGAACCATTCACACTTGTTATAAAGAAGAGTTAAACCACCAATTATCGCGGCTGCAACTATCCCCCACGGTCCTAATAAAGCAGTAATTCCTACCCTAATCGCAGTAAATACTCCTGTTATCACTGTTCCCGCTGTACTTACTATTGTACTGGTTGATGCGAAAGCAACCATCGCTCCACGAACTAAAGCAAATCCACTATTTAATAGTGTTAGTGCTACTCTTACGGTTCCGATAACAGTACTTAATACTTTCCAAACTCCAAGCCCTGCTAATACAGTAGTGATTAAAGTTTGTAACCATTGATTATTTTGTATAACTTTATTTAACAATTGTACAAAAATACTAACGACTCCCAACACCGCCACTACTACTGGTGCGCAAGCGTCAGCCAAACGCCCTATTATAGTGACAACACTTCCTATAGCTTGCATAGCTATTTGTGCAAAAGTAGTGAATAATTGTTTAATGTTAGCCCATATTGTATCCATCAATGTTCTTACAGTTTCATTAGTGTTGTATAAGTGTGTCAATGCTCCTACAACGACGGCTATTGTTGTTACAACTCCCATCATTGATAAGCCAACTCCGCTAAATACAGCCGAGACTGCTGTTACTCCAGCTTGAACTTTTGTAAACCAACTGAATATTAATGTTAAAGCAGGTACTAAAGCTAACGCTACTCCAGAGAAAGTTATAACTTTAGCTATAAGTTGAGCAACTCCAGGGTGTACTTGCATAATTGAATTAAACCATTGCAAGAATGAGTTAGCAACATTAACAATATTTAATGCTAGCGGTGCCATTCCTTTAGCTAATAAACCTATTGTTTGAGCAATATTTCCTATTAGTTGACCTACTTTTGGTGCCGCTTCTTCTATATATCTTACAAAGCTTTGAAATGCTTGATTCTGACTTAAATTACTTGACCATTCTCTAAATTTTGCCATCATTCTTTCAAACCAACTAATTGCATTAGCTGCCATTGGTCCAAACGCTGCGAATGTATTTACAGTACCTACTACTAAATCTCGAAAAGCAGCTCTTAATTTTGGCATATTAGAATTTACATAATCAGTAAATTGATGCATACCTTTGCTATTTGCAAGCTTATAACTCCATTCATCAACACGCTTACTCATTTCAAGGAATCCTTGAGCCATACTGGCAGTAAGTGGCCCAAAAGCAACTGTTAAACTTGCTAGCGAACGACCAAAGAAGCCTACACCTTTACTTACTTTCTCAAGTGTACTAGCTCCATTTTGGTTTAGATAATTAAAGAAGCGCTCCATTGGTGCACTATCCATTGAAGCGTTTAACGATTGAGATAGTCCCTTCATAACAGAAGAAGATTCAACAATTAGTGTGTTTAATTTATTTAAAGCTTTTCTTGCTATTTGTACACCATTAGTAAATGTTTCAAAGTTGTTACTTGCCAGTTCATCAGATAATTTCTTGTGATCTTCTTTTAATCCGTTGACTTCATCTCTTAAGGCTTCCATTTCTTTAGTTCCTGGTCCTTTACCCTCCATGAACTTTTTGAAGTCTTTCAAGTGACCTATAGCCGTGACTGCAAAAGCACCGACTGCTACCCCAGCCACAGCAAAAGCTGCACCAAGTCCTAACAATCCACCAGAAGCAACTCCAGCCATCGCAATTATAGTGTTAAGTGCGCCAACTGCTGCCGCTCCAAAAGCCACAATTGATGGAATTACAGCTATAAACATACCTTTTAAGATATTACCTAATACAACCCCCCATGATCTAATTGATTCAGCAATATTGTCTAAATCTCTATAAAAACGTTCATTTCTAGCACGAATTTGTAAGAATATCTCTTTACCTATTTCTCGTGCTTTTAATTTTGCTAATTCAGCTTTGAATGTTGCTGTTCTAGCTTTCACATTAACATGATAATCTCGTGGTTTTGCTAATAATGCTTTTAACTTAGCATTGAACCCTTTTGTGTCAGCATTTACTGATACTTCAACTTTTTTTCTTAAAGCAGTTTCAGCAGCTTTCATTTCCGCCATTTTCTTTCGATAATCACTAATATCTAACGTTACAGGTTTTTTAATGTGATCTTTACTCCATTGAGTTGCTAATATTTTAATTTCATCAAGCTTTCTTTTAGCTTTTTGAATATCAGCGTCAATTGGTTTAGTTTCTTTTTTAGTCACTTCTTTTGCTTTTTCGTTAACTTCTTTTAATTTAGTTACAGCTTTACCTATATTGGCATCAACTTCTTTTGTAACTTCTTTTGTAACTTCTTTTGCTTTTTCGTTGACTCTATCCATTTTAGCAACAGCCTTTTTAACATCAGCGTCAATTGGTTTTATAGCTTCAAATGCTGTTTCTTTTATCTTTTTATCTACTTGTGACATCTTTCGCAAGAAATCATTAATATTAGCACTGACTTTGGCGTTAAAGCGTTCTTTCATTTTCGCACCTCCTTTACTTACTGTAATTGTTAAACCACTTCCTTAAAGCGGCAGTTTGTTCTTTTGTATAAACTTGTTTTTCCTCATCTTTTTTAGACACTATTTTTTTACGTAATTTTTCAGCGTTAAATAATTTCTTAGTATTCACGCGTTTTTCGTTGTTTGCTCTTGCATTAAAAATAGCACTTATTGAGAATTTTTCTAGTTCATCTATTTCATTTAAATGAGCACCTTTTAGAAAGTTTTGATATTCTCTATTAGTCCATGAATACATCAACTGAATATCATAAACTTTTAAATATCGTGATACCGTTTGTTCGAACTCGTCAAAGTCTATACCGTTACTCCTAGTTCTACCATTGAGTTCTTGATTATCTCGTACGACTGTTTGTTCTCTTCCTTCTCTTCTTTCGTCGCCCCCTTCGAATTTAAGATTGTTAATCCGTCTTTCAACTTCGCTGCTTTTCTCTTGAAAAAAGCACTTGCATCTAAAACACTCATAGCTTCTTTAAACAAGTTTAAAGTGTCTCCTTCTTCTTCAATTCTTTCCATGATTGCCACTTCTATATCTTCACGCTTAAATTTACGATTAGGAATATATGCAGTCCCACAATCCCAAAACTTCACTAAAGCTTCTTCATCATTTTGAATAAGTCCCATAAATATATCAGCAAAAGCGTCTGTATCACCAGTTTTGTATTCTTGTTTAGCACGTCGTGCGAATGCAAACGTTCCTTTCGCTTCTACTTCTTGTTCTTTAATAGTTAAAAATGCTGTCATGTTTATTATCTCCTTTTAATCAATTAAAAAAGGGGGGGTTTTTAACCCCCCCAAAAAATTTTCCCACCCTTTTCCTCTT